CGCAAATCAGGATATCCACCACAAGAGGGAGGAACTTTGGATGAATCTAATCGACCATCTTCCATAGCATATTGTTTCTTCACCTTAAGTGTAATGACCCAAGGCATACGTCTTTGAACCGCAGGAGCGTGAGCGTAATACATATTCGCATTTAAAGATTTAACATTAGTCGAGCCAAGAACAAGATTGGCACGAACAGGAGTTTTTCCTTTAGCTTCAAGAGCAGCTTGATCAGGTACAAAAGGAGTAGGATTTATCACCTGAATCATCTCTTCAATAGTAGGATCAATTCCTTGAACTTTTGCAGGATGATAACAGGAGACGTCATCAAATACAATACACCACATATAGGTTTTAAAATTGTCCCAATATTTAGCGGCTCCATTTCTAGTATAACGAAATTTGTCATCATTGGGTAGATTTGCAACTAAAGCATAATAACAATATAAAATTTCCAAAAAAGAACTCTTTCCTATTCCCGAATCACCATACGTTAATAGACCTAAAGGAGTTTTTCTCATCTCAGCTGCTTTAGCAAAAGTCAAACAATCGCTACGAATCATTTGTAAAGATGATAAAATCTGATTAACCATGGCATGTTGAGCTCTTCCAATATCTTTAGCAAATTTAGAAATATTAAGACCAGTTTCGATAGTGGAATCCAAACGATCAAAGAAATCATGTTCAGTGAAATCAAGAGCTTCTGGATTACTCAAATATTTACTCTGCATTTCAAGCAGTTTCGCGTCATTGAAAAATTTTTCATATGTCGAACTAGAGTGAAATATGCAGTTAATATCTCCTGTCTTATAAATTTGGATTCCTTTTTCACAGAGGAAAGTAACTAAATCCAAACATGTCAAAACAAAAGAGGGGAAGTTATTGAATTTTCTGCGCAATGCAGCTTGTTCAACAACAGTATATTTCAAAGAATCAAAATCTAAACCGATTTTTTGAAATAAACAAAAACTTAAAGCATACATAGAAAATTCATATATCTTTTTAAATAAGGGTGAATCTCTAAACAATTCAAAGTTCGTAAGAAAATCACGAGAATATGAAGTTAGAACTTCAATACTCTCAGTGGAATCAAAATCTGTAAATGATAGAAGAGATTCAAATTTATCAAGCAATTGAGTCTGGATTGATAGAATCAAACTAGAACCACAATTTCTTGATTTGGCGAAGGAACAAATACTAGTGATTTGACCTGCCCTATTTTTGGCATTCAATATACCACTAACTAAAAGTACTAGATCCTCAGATAAAGATAAAATCCATTCCTTATCTAGATCATTTAAAGTCGGTACTAGAGAGGTACTAGATTGCACATCAGTGAACGATGTGGGCTCCAGACCATGATTTTCTACTGATGAAAAGGAATTTTCATTTTCTTCATTCAAAGTATCATAGTCCCAATTTTGAATAAGATTAGAGTGAATTTGTTGCCTCAAGCCTTGATTGCGTCGCAAAAACTCTGGGGCACTACTTGCCGGATAAATCTCCTTATCTGGTTGATCAGGAGTTTGGGCATGAATCCGATTTGCTAAACTAAAAACATTAAATTCAGTTATAATTCTATTTTGTTCTTCGCGTGATACAATTAATTCTTCTCGTGGGAGATGGTGTGGTCTCGCCTGATCATATGGTACGCGATAGAAATCTGGATCGTCTTCATCTAGATCGTCAGAACTCCATTCCTCCGCATCAGAATTTTCAACAGAACTCCAAGAGCTTTCTGTATCTAATTCATATTCAAAACGGAAAGAACGATGAGGTGACCGGGGAGATGTTTGAAGTGCTTGGTCTGCGCACTCAATCATATGCTCATGAAACTCAGATGTACATTGAACATCAAATATAGATGGACAATACGGACATGAAAGAATCTGAATTGTTTCGCCATTCATCGTGCAGAAAGTGGTAAATGAAAAATTTGGTGTAAAGTGAACAAGAAAATTTTACGTGGGCTCATAAACTTGTCAGGTTTATGTCTTCACGACCTAAACGGTACAACTTTGGGTATCCCCTATAATTTCCGAGGCGGGAGAATGCTAAATAACATATCCTCGTGTGCAGCTAATCCTGAATACAGAGATCATCAATACAACCCTACCAAGTTGAAAAATAAGTATTGTATTGATTTAACTAATTTCAGGTACACGACGTTCACTATAAATAATA